GATTTTGCTGCTTTTTCACTTAGTCCCATAATTTAAATGTTTGTTGTGTAATCTAATTTTTGTTCTTTAATCTCTTTTAAGATTTTTCTACCTTCTCCTGGCTTATACATCCAGTTTTCCTGGGACATGCAATCAAGATAGTCTTTTATAGTTGGTATATGTCCTATATCTTCCATAAGATGTTGTTCAGCTATAGTTCTTACAGGAACATTCTTACCATCAGAGTTGGTAATCACTACACCAAACTGCTGTTCACACCAAAAAATACCCTCAGCGTGGTGTCTGAGGGCTCTGTGTCTCATATCTGGATAATGAGCTTTAGTCTCATCAAACCAACTATGTATTTTTATATAATCTTCCCATTTACCTCCATGTTTTTTAGCAGAGGAAATGCTGTGGTGATAAGGATGTGACATTAATAATAAAGTTTACGTGTAGGATATTGTTCATTCCATCTGTTTATTAAGTCTTGCCAGTATCCTGAAGTGTTGTTATAGTCATTAACCACTGTAACAAGATCTGGAAAACCTTCAGCTAACTTAGCTTCCTAGTTTAAACATGCAGAATTTTTCTTCTGCTTCTGTAATTTTACTCATAGTTTTAATTTTTCCATTGATAACCAATACCTTTAATTGTTTTTATATACTTATCATTAAGAGCAGCTCTTAATTTTCTGATATGTACATCTACTGTTCTGGGTCCCACTATTACATCATCACCCCATACAGCTAATAATAACTTTTCTCTAGTTACCACTTTGGTTTTATTATCTAATAGATAGTAAGCCATTTGTAATACTTTTCTAGGAAGTTTTATTTTTTTGCCATCCACTTCTATATGATATGATGAAAGATCTACAACTACATCATCACAGTATAGACGGTTAGGGTCGTTTTCAGCAACATTATTTATAATTTTAATAACTTCATCAGCTGTAAACATTGATAGTTTTGAAGTTTTAATTTCCTCGATGATGCTGTCTATTAGTTGCATTTTATATCTCTGATTCATCAGTTTTACATTTTTCACAATATTGTGGTGGTAGAGTGTTCTTACTTTTTTCTAGTACATAGTCTAGTTCTTCTTGGGTAAAGTCTTTACCAGTTTTTATAATAACACTACATCTACTCAATATTTTTATATTCATAGAGCCACTCTTTAAAAGTTAAATAGTCTTCATTGTTGGAAAAGTAGTGTAAGTAAGTAGACTCATACTCACTTCTTAAATCCTCTAAATCAATTTTAATTTTAGTTTGATTTGCTTTCATTGTCTTTGTTTTAATTGTTCACGATACCATTCAATACCTCTATAAAATCCATTTTTCCAATCTATATCTCCTTGCTTTCCTAATGGATATGGACTATGAGTTCTCATATGTTTCTCTATTTCTTCATCTGATATTTCTTGTTGGGGAAGTTGTTGCTCTACTACTTTTATAAATTGAATTTCATTCCCATTGATATCTTTACTACCAAATGTTTCTTGATAGTAATCTTCTCCTTTTTTATCTTCTAAATAAGTTGGTGCATTTTCCCAAGCATCTATTATCTCTTTCTTGTGCATTTCTTTGGCTTCATTATATGCTTGATATAAATCATTTCCAATAAAGTATTGCATTCTTTCTAATTCATTAAAAAACCATTCTATTGATGTCATAATTAATCTTTTTTAGGTTGTTTAAGTGATTGGATAATATCTTTCCACGTCATATCAGGTTCATTTCTTGCCATACCAATAGCATCTATTAAATCTTCCTCTGTATATAGAGTTTCTTGTTTAAAGGTCTCTAATTCGCCACCTTTAAATGTTTCTTGATAGTATTGTTCTGCATTATCAATATAGCCATCATCTTCAACACCATTGTCAAATGCATCCATTATATCTTGCTTGTGCATTTTTATAGCAGTTTCTTCTAAATGGTCAGGTATAATATGTCCTCTTTCTTCTAATTGCTCTACAAACCATTCTATTGATGTCATAAGTTTGTTGTTTATTATCTAAAAAATTGTTGTTTTTGTAGGAAATATCCTACATTAAGCCCTATTCTATTGGTTTCTGGTGAGATTTACCAACTCTAATATAATCTAAGTTTCTAGTAAGTATATCTACACCTTTTAATGCTGCTAAGTATTTCTTGACAGCTTCTACTGTTACATTGTTACCACCTTCACATAACGAAATAGTACTTCTACTAAGTCCAGCTTTTTCAGCTAGTTCATCCTGTGTAAGTTGTCTAGATATTCTTTCAGTTTTTAGTATGTTCCCTAAGTCAAGAATTACTTTTACTAAAGAATTAAACTTATCATCATCATCCTGAGTTCTTATTCTATTAATAACATCAGGTAACAATAAAACATTAAAAAGTTCTGGATTTAGTTCATAGTGATAATCTATCCAATACTTTTCTCTTGCTGCTAGTTCTTCCAATAAAATGTCTTTTTCTATAACATCTATATGGGGAACTAACCCAAGCTGTTCTAACTGCTTAACCCATTCATTAACAGTTTCATTATGAGATTTTGTTAAGTGTTTAAGAGGTCTTTCATAACCTACTGTAGTCTTACCAATGTAATAGTATACATCATTTCTGGGGTCTCTGAGACCATATATTAAGTTTGTCTTCATAATACAATATATGAAATATCATTCATTATACCAAATATTTTGAAGTTTTTAACTTAATGTATAGTTTTTAAGACATTTAAAATATTGCATAATACAATATGCTTTTGAGAATAATGTGTCATTAAAGTAGCATATCTCATACATTTTGTCCCTTTTATGACTCATTAAGTCTAGATTTTGAAAATCCCAGCTCTTTAGCCTCTTCAGGGTGAGTTTCTATATAGGAATGACATAATCTACATACAGCTAACCAGGTGCCTATTTTAAGATAGTTATCACCCACTCTACCAGCTTTATGATGTACATCTGTAGCTACACCTGTACAGCCTACTAATTTAGCTTCACAGCGTGGTTTAGCTACTAAAAATGCTTCTCTAAGTTTACCATATTTGTCCATTTCACCCTGCCTCTTTTTTGAGACAGGGGAAATAGACTTAGGTTTCTCGATGTTATACCAGCATTCCTTACAATACTTTTCTTTACCATGTGACTTCCAGATGTGTTTTAAATCATTACATCCAGCACATTTTTTAAGTTTTGGAATTATCATTTTTGTACAGGTCTTATGATTAAACTATCTTGTACTGATCTATCCAAGATTCCTATTGGGTGGGAATGATAAGTGACCTCTAAAGGCCCTTGTTCTATAAGTTTTAAAAGCATTTGTCTGTCGCTTTCATTTTTAGGTGTTATTACAAGTTGTGTTACACCATTAGCAATAAATATGTTTTCCATTATTCATCATTTTTGTAATGAAATAGTTCATCTATTGTTGCAACCATTTCTGGTTCAACTTCTTTGATGATTTCTACTATTGGTTCTAGTTTTTCAGCAATCTGCTTCATTAACAAATAATGCTTACTCTCTAAGAGTTCATCTAATAGATCATCTGGAAGGTCTGTCTTTATTTCAAACACTATGTTATTGTCTGTTGATAAAGATTGTGTGACACTTCCGTCATCAAATGTATTATCATACTGTATCACTACAGATGTTGCAACATAATAGAGGAATACTATTTCTTCGTTTGTTAAATTGTGGTAGCTCATTTGTTAAATTTTGGGAACAATCCTTTTTCTGCAAGATACTCAGCAATTTGCTTTTCTGTAGCAATATTGTGAATATTTATGCTATTGTTATACACATTTTCTTTACCGTCATATTCAACAGCAACCATTTGCTTTACAATAGGAGAATTAGGAAATAAAGATAGTAGTAAGCTATCTACTTTTTTAGATACAATTTGATTTCTCCAATCAAATAGCACCTGCTCTACCTTCTTAGATAATACAGTGACTCTATACTTCTTTTCTTTAGGTAGTTTTTCAATTTCTGTTTTAGTCATTCTTTTTCTTGCATAAACTAAATCATCAAAAATTTCTCTTAGTTCAGGAGTTAAAAAGTCAGTTTTAATTTCAGAGGATTTTACACCCTTGAATTCTTTACCAAACAACTTAATGTCTCTGTTTGGATCTCCCTTTTGGATGAAATAAGTGAAGTGTTTAGAGGTGTCATGGTAATTAACAGTGATTTTGTTTTTACTCACTGTAATTGATTTGTTCTCTTTTTTCATTGTGTATGAAATTATTGGGTTAACAAAAAAGGGGCGAACAATGTCACCCCTTACATTTATAAAGGTAGTATATTAAGAATAAAAAAGATTTAATCTTCTTCAGGTATAAAGTCAATAGAGTCATCTATCTCATCAATAGGAAATGATGAGGGTGGTTCAATATCTATTGAAGAAGGAATATACTCAACAGTGTTTGGTTTCTCAAGTATTGATCCAAAGAATGGATTCTCAACTGCTTCACCATAATTGATTGATATGAGATATTCAAGTTCTTCATCTGTTAAATCAAGATATTGTTCTACAGATAGTTCTATCACTTTACCCGTTGGTAAACTGTATAACATATTATTAATTTCTACGAATATAAGTATATATTATTAGAAATCAATCACTTACACAATAAAAGTTTGTAGTATACAGCTATACTTAATTAAGATTCTTTCTTTTTCTTATTTTTAGCTTGCAAATTGTGTAACTTTTTCTTCCAATATGCATTGGTCTGGTTAATCACTTCTTGCTTTTCTGACAGCTTTTGTTTTAAAAGTTCAATCTCAGCTACTAAATCCTCATGTTTGTTAGAAAACAAACTTTTTATCCATTTAATCATATCTCAAAACTTTGGTTTGGTTTAATTTCTTCTATTCTACCTTTATACAAAGGCATGTGTTCTGTTTTACTAATGAAAGATAGTAATATAAACAACTCTGCAAAGTTATCATATCCTACATCACCAGCAAACATTTTTTTAGGAAATACTACCATATCTCCTGTATCTATAAATTTAATTCTTTCTTCACCTCTACAATCCTCAGACCAATTTTCATCATAACTTCTACTAAGAGTTATTTCTTGATGACCATTAGCATTGATGGTATCAGTGATTACATACTCGTTCACTTCCCTATTAGGGGTTTCTGTGTTGATTACTCTGTACTGTTTCATAATTTGTAAAATATTTAGTTTAATTAATGTAAAATAAAAAGACCCGTATAGAAATACAGGTCGTCTACCCTCAAGATAGTCTTTTCCCATTGGTCAAAAACTAGTTGGTGGAGGTGAGGGGAATCGAACCCCTGTCCAAACAAATCACCAATAATACCATTCTTACATGCTTAGTACTGTGTTACCACTGCACCGTAAGGGAACTAACTAGTTAACTATAGCTTATAGTCACCAGCTCCACCACCTGGTTTATTAGTATACTACCAGGAAACTATTACTGCTATCTTTTTACATCATATAGTCTTGGATGGTCAGTGTCACAGGAATTACCCTATGTCTTTACAAGTGCTATTTTCTGTTGCAAAGCATAGCTGCTCCTCTGATTAAGCTAATTCAAGCTCAGTACCAGACAATTCTGCAAGCAGACTGTCAATGGTATACTCAGAAAGTTCAACAGTTGTGTTGTCCTTTAATTTTAACCAATTGGTTTGAGTATTGGCTACCTCTTGCATGTGATACTACCTGCTCTTTGCTGTCAAATCCAGGCACCCCCATAAAAATGTCAGTGTTGGTTCCCCAATAAAAAGAACAAAACTTACATAACTTAAAGTTATACATTTTTTGATTAATTATACCCAACACTGACAATATTTTTATAAATCTTTTGGTATTTCATCATCAATTACCCACTCTTCTGGCATAGGGTCGTCATCATCATTATCAATGTAAGCAAGTTGTATGCTTTTTGTATCTGAGGATGTTATTACACCATCTTTGTTTATGCGTACATACCAGCTGTATTTATACCCTAGTTTATCTGGAGAATCACCACCATCCACTTGATTTTGACACAAGAAACAAACAGTCTCATCACCTACACGTTCTGCGTCAATATAAAGTTTACAGTCATATATCTCTACCAGTTTAGTTTCAGAGTAGCTTGTTTCCACTACAGCTCTTACATTTTCTCCATGATAGACAATATTACCATCAGAAAGAGTTATGAATTTTCTACTCATCGTCATCATCTTTTGAATTTAAAAATTCTCTTTTAGCATCACTTAAACCTGAAGAAAATCTTTTACAAAAGTTTTCATAGTTTTTGTCTGTCATAGCATATGTCAAACTAGCTATAGACAAGAGTCCCATGAAATCTTTGAAACGGTTCTTATTGTTTTTTAAGTGCTCTATTTTAGCAAATTCCCACATCATGTAGAGTTTTTCTGCAGCACCAGATGCTCTGTTAAGACAAGATTCTAACAAACCACTTGTTGTTCTCATTTCTAATGGTGCATCATCTACATCATCAAAGAGATTTTCTAGTTTGAACTGCTTGTCTACAATCTCATAAAGAACTGTAGCTGAAATTCTGTTTTGAACATCTTCAGGTAGATGAAATGCATCTCCTAATGTTTTAGCCTCATGATTAAGTTTCATGTTAATTGGTTTTAGTGTTGTTGGTTAATAGATTGATTGCTTTTTGATGCCCTTCTAATGCATCTTGATGTGATGTATATCTTTCTTGATAATCATCATATTCGCCACCAAATATCATAGTTTCCCATAATACAGGTTTGTGATTGGGGTCGTTGCTCCATGCATGATCCAGTCCTAAGAAAACAGTGGATACAAATACACCATCAATGGTATCTTGTTTCACTAGTTTCATATCAGGATTTCTGTATAAAGCTGTTGATTCTTCTATACTCACCTTGTAAGGTTGTTTGTTTTCGTCTAGTAGATACCACATAATTTTAAAAAGTAGGAGTGTGGTTAGCACTCCTTTTTACCTATTTTCTGAAAAATTTCACTAACCACTTTCGCTGGACCTACAGCATTAAGACCTATTACAGATGTATATCCATAATTGTTTTTACGCTTTATTGATGAGTCTGGCATTGGCGTACCTAAACCAGAATCAACTTTATGCTCACTGTTTATCCAAGAAAGAAATATACTTTCTCTGTAAGAACCTAGACAAAATACAGGTGCAAAAGTAGTCCAGTTGAATCTTTCTCTTGCTGATTTTATCTTTACGTGAGTGGCAGAATAGCTAAAGTCATCAACATTATGAGTACCTTCTGCAAAAGCAGTGTAATAAACTTCTGTAGCAATACCTGCAGTTTCTAGTGCATAGATTGTAGGAATTGCTGTTTGTGCAACTTTTTTAAATTCTTCTTGACCTACACATGCAGAACCACAGATGTTTATTGCAATCTTTACAATGGGCTTTCTTGCATTACTATACACACTGAAATATCTATCTTCTCCAGATATTGCTTTAGACACATTAAGTCTAAAACCATGGTCTTGAAAAGATATTCTCTTCTTATATGTAAGAGCTTGTCTTACAAGCTTTTTGTATGCAGAATCTGCCATTGTTTTCTTTACAGCTTCTAAACAAAGGTTTTTACCTTTTGCAGGGTCAAACCTGACATCTAAAAAAGTATTTCTACGTTCTTCATCGCCATAGGTCCAGTTATCAGAACCTCTAGTTCTACGCTTTATTTCTTCATGTTTATCAACATTACTTCTATGCATATCAGAAGAAGGTTTTGATGGATCAGTGTGTGAAAAGAATTCACTAAGGTCTTCATACACTATGTGATAGGTATCATCGCTTACAAACTTTTTCATTTATAATTTTTTTTTTGATTAAAGATATATGCAAAGGGTGCACTCTTTTCAGAATACACCCTTATACATATTTTTTACAACTAAACACCTACACTCCTAATCATTTTGTTCTTTAGTTCTACATCCCAATGGGCAGCAAGCATAGTAAGAACATCTGCTTTAGTGAAGTTGTTTGCAAGAAGCATAGAAGCATCATACATAGATCTTGTAGAGAACTTTTCTGACTCTACATTAACCTCAATGAAT